CATTTGATGTTAGTAAATTTAGAAAAGATATTACCAAAAGTATTGAAGGTCTTAGCATTGGTTTCAATGATCCTACTGATTGGATCAGTACTGGTAACCACGCTCTCAATTATCTTATTAGCGGAGATTTTAACAAAGGAGTTCCACTAGGTAAGGTAACTGTATTCGCAGGCGAACCCGGTTCAGGCAAGAGTTATATTTGCTCAGGTAACCTTGTAAGGCATGCTCAACAACAGGGCATTTTTGTTGTATTAGTTGATACAGAAAATGCATTAGATGAAACTTGGCTAAAGGCGCTTGATGTTGATACTAGTGAAGATAAGTTATTAAAACTCAATATGGCAATGATTGACGATGTTGCTAAAACTATTAGCGAGTTTATGAAGAACTATAAGACATTGCCAGCAGAGGATAAGCCCAAGGTATTGTTCATAGTTGATAGCCTTGGTATGTTGTTGACTCCAACTGATGTCAATCAGTTTGAAGCAGGTGATATGAAGGGTGACATGGGTCGCAAGCCCAAAGCATTGACTGCTCTTGTTCGTAACTGTGTGAACATGTTTGGTAGTCATAATGTTGGACTTGTAGCCACAAATCATACATATGCATCACAAGATATGTTCGACCCAGATGACAAGATCAGCGGTGGTCAAGGCTTCATCTATGCGTCAAGTATCGTTGTCGCTATGAAGAAACTTAAACTCAAAGAAGATGATGAAGGTAACAAGATTACCGAAGTGCGTGGTATTCGCAGTGCTTGTAAGGTCATGAAAACACGATACGCAAAGCCATTTGAAAGCGTTCAAGTTAAGATTCCTTATGAGACTGGCATGAATCCATATAGCGGCTTGCTTGATTTATTTGAGAAAGCCAATCTATTGACTAAAGAAGGCAATCGTTTATCATACACGACCAATGACGGTGAGATCATAAAGTTCTTCCGTAAAGGCTGGGAAAGTAATGAAGACGGATGCCTCGACAAAGTAATGTATGAATATCAAAATAAACAGCCAAAGATAAGTAATACGAATTCTGTCGTGGAGGAATAAAGACAATGAGTATTAATATCGTTGCTGAGGTTTGGCGCGCTTTGAAGTTTGAGATTGACGGATCTAATCATCCGGATGCTGCCGAAGCACTAGTGAATATATTGATTGAAAATGATTTTGAGCCTGCAGAAATTAAAGAAGCATTTCGTAGAGACACACAAGTGATGCAGGCGCTGCGTGACTACAATAGTCAATTCGAAGAAGAATATGAAGAAGACGAATACGAAGAGGATGAAGACAGCGAAGACGATGAATGGTGATAGATGAATTGGTATACCAAGATAACATCGGATCTGTCTGCTATCCCTGACTTCATAGGTCATTTTGAAGCAGAGTTAGAACAAGCAAAATGGGATTGCCGGGTAGGCGGAAAAGTAGAGAAAAACATCTCTAATCTACCCGGTATAACAGAACAACGTTTTAATCAATTACAAGAGATTGAGGCTGTGTTAAACTATCTTAATATCCAACTGCGCAAACTACGCAGAAAGTATTTTCAAAAGTATTTAGAAGGGTATAATAGAGCCTTGACAAGCCGTGATGCTGAGAAGTATACCGACGGCGAAGATGAAGTTATAGATTTTGAAGTATTGATTAACGAAGTAGCATTACTAAGAAACAAATGGCTTGGTATCATGAAAGGTCTTGATAGCAAGCAATGGCAATTGGGTCACATCGTGCGGCTACGCACAGCCGGCATGGAAGACGTTACAGTGAGTTAAAAATGGGAACTAGTTCAGTAGCATCGGTACATAAAATCTCAACGAAAACTTTGGACGAAATTTTGCTTCAGTTACATGAAACAAAGAAAAAAGATGTCCTAAAGTTTTTTGGTGAAGACATATTGACAATCAGTTGTTGCATACAACGATTGACAGTAAATAGCCCTATAAAAGCTAGATTTACTCGCTGCTTGGATACCTTTGATATAACATTAATCACTGATCTAGATAGGAAAAAATCTGAAAATATCCGCAAATACTATAATGATAAACTGGTAGTATTGATGTTGAAGGGCCATGAATTTACTGACTTTCGCAAAGATTTACATAAATTTTTAAATAGCGATGGGAATAAAGTTCTTGAGAGCATGTATGGTCTTGTTTACAGGCTTCCATATTTTTATGACTATGATAAATCTATTGATAGTATATTTAAGACTAGTTATTTTAAAAACACTAGACAAATAGATATGACTAGTAATTTATTCCGCAGGTTGAATTTTATAAAGAGGATTGAGAATATACGCAAGTTTATAAATCATATAGAGTATTGGTTCGAAGACCAGTCACTAAATAAAGTGATGTTTACTATAGATATCAATAATCCGTTACTTCCATTGTTAGACAATTATATCAATAATAATACAAATATCAATGTCAAGGGAAGATACTATGAAATGAGCAAAGACCATAAAGAGTATTATAAATTAGAGAAATGGTCACTACAATGAACGAAAGAACAGTATCAATGATATTGGCCTTCCTTCATAACAAAAAATCAAAGTTATTTTCAAATGTGCAGACATACCGGCAACATGGCTATTGCCCCTTTATCTGCATTAGATTTTGTTATAGCGGTTTAAATGTTGATGTATATGTTTATAATTCTACATTCATAAAACTTAAAATAAATGATGAACCATATACAATATGTGATGGCATATCATCTTTCCGCGATACAATTTACAATCTTGACAACTATAATTACGGGCGCGATTACTAAATATATTGATAGGATGAATAAATGATGATACAAAAATTTAACACGCTTCCTGAATTGATTGCAAATTTAGGCCCAGTAGAATCTAAACTATATGATGAATTTGGCAAAGATGACTATATGTTGCTAATGGACCTTTGGGCTAGCGTAGCACAGAACCAGTTTGATGAATGGTATAGTAATACTGAAACTGAAGTTGCTGAAAGGGCTATCGAACTTAGCCAAATCGCTAGCCAGATTACAAAAATGTATGAAGGCAAAAAACTACTTCACTGACTTGACAATATATCAGTGATTTGTTACAATCATTGAATGAGCAAGTACTTACAACCAATCATTCTTGATGAGATGAACCTGGCAAGGAAAGAGATTTTTGCCATCCGTTCAACTATCTATAAGAAATATAATATCGATGTCCTCGATACAGATGCATTAAGCGCATTGAGCACCTATGAAGTGGTCAGCAAATATGACCCAAACTATAACATCAATTTCTCACGCAACGGGGAAGACGCAAAGAGCGGGGATGTTCATATTGAGATGAAGGCTGCACGAATCAGCAGTCCATATACCAAGCGCGGTAAGTTGCGCAAACATGCAGGTCGTGATGCTGTATTCCAGTTTCACGCTATGGGAGATATCAAGCATCCACGCTATCTATTTGTAGCCCGTGACAAAGACGATCTAAGCATTAAACGCATATATGATATCGCTAGTGTTGATAATTGCGAGAAGGTCTATCAACATCTATTGAACGAGCGTAATCTATGGCTAGAGCGCGGTAAACTAGATCAAAGCAAGATGAAGCGCGATGTTATCGAACTACCCGAGACATTGCTTGTTGGATTTTTCCCTCAGAACCATAAGTTGACAATCATTGATGACACAAAAATCTATAAGGATTGGTAGGCTATAAATACGTGACCATGAAGAATTTAATTTTCACAGAACAGGATTTCCTACATCAATTCAAGTTGCCTGCCGTATCATATCAGGAATTTTGTGACAAGATATGTGTGCTTGATGTAATGGATCGATCTGGGGCATTCGTTGTGCGTAGTGACCTAGATACTTTCGTTAACCGTGTCAGCAAGAAAGATGATCGTAAACAAAGGCTGAATCAGTATAAGCAGAACCTATATAAGATATTGGTCACAGACAGACAATCTACATTAGTGAACTGGTTCAACCGTTATGGTAAATTGAAAGAGGAAGTATCACATTATTTCAATCTACCTGATGCTAAGATACTCAACGATGATATCTTTGCAGGACGCACTAACAGCAAGTATGGTAAGATTTGCAAGAACATCAACTTTGTGAATTTTTATAACACAAAGAAACTATGGACTACTGATAGCGAATATACATTTGGACTGATGCGAGCCATGTTCGAAGATTTCAAACTACGCAATAGTTTAGTGGGCCCTGCGTTTTTTGATCATATCTGTAAGTATAACGGCGATAGCGCACAGTTCTGGCTAGACTTTATGATCGGTTGTAACCGTGCTAGCATATTCAATCCATGCACCTACAAGGAAATACTGAACGAGATATTTACAGGTGATACATTGTTCGCCCCTGTCATGGGCTGGAATAGTTATCAATTAGGTTTCTATGGTAGCAAGTTTACTAAGTTCATCAGCACAGATGTGATACCCGATGTAGTAGACAATGCCAAACTATTACATGATGAATATGTAAAGTTTGCAGATGAGAGTTTGTGGGTCAATAACGATAAAGATGTTGATCTCTATCTATGCCCTAGCGAACAGTTAGAAGTGAGACATGATTTCGTAAACAAATATAGTGATAGTGTCGATGCTGTATTGTTCAGTCCCCCATACTTTGACTTAGAGATTTATCCCAGTGAGAATCAAAGCATAGCAAGTTATCCTGACTATCAGAGTTGGCTCAATGGCTATTGGGAAGAGACCGTGAAACTTTGTGTCAAGGTCATGAAGCCCGGTGCTAAGTTTGGATTCGTGATCAGCAACTATACTGACAAGAACAAGGTCAAGAAGACTATTAGCGAGGATATGCGTGATGTGGCTAGTAGACACTTAGACTATACAAAGCACTATAAAGTTCAGTGGTCTGCTATAGCGGGCACAAGACAAGCGAAAAAGACCCGCGGGGGCAACTACGAAGACCTCTGGATTTTCACTAAATCCTGAGGCTGTCTAAGTTGTTGTTTTTAAACAACATTCAGGCGTTGTAAGTTGTTGATTTGCAACACCTTTTTCCGTGAAATTAATGGAAAAAAGTGGCGAAAAAGGCTTGACTTTGGGACGGATTGGGCGCATAATACATACATGATGAACGAACGGACGAAAACTATGAAAATTAAGCATTTTGGTATGTTCACTGATGAGGGCAATGCCCTAGTCTGGGGAATGGTCGAGACTGCTAAGAGGGCAGACCTTGATTGGAGAACTGTCGTAGATATGCTTTATGATGTGGCTTGTCTAGACGGCTTTGAAGAAGCCAGCGATACTGCGGTTCGTGAAGCGGTTTTCATGGAACTACAGAATAATGTCGATGCTGAGGCTTGACATTAGTCCAGCAAGGCACTATAATAGTTATATTGTTTAGTTAATTGAC